GTGAGCGCGTCCCCGGCAGCCTCCCAATCCCCGGCGATAAGCGAGGCGAAGAGTTTGACGGCACCCAGGATCACATCCAGTACCCCGGAGATGATCGTCTCGATGTAGGGCCATGCCCACTCGATGATCGGGACGATCACCGTCTCAACGACCCACTGAATCGCGGCACCGATATTCTCCCATGCTGCTATGAAGATCGGGCTGTTCTCCTCCCACCAGTCGATAATGTGGGCAAGCCGCCCCTCAAAGAACTCCACTGCGGGCGCCATCTGGTCCTGAAGGGCTGCAACGAACGGCGCTGCGGCTGCCTGCGCCTGCACCGCCCAGTCAGCGATCCCCTGTCCGATGTCAGCGAGATGGTCCCCCGCCCCTTCGAGGAAGGGCATGGCGTCCTCGAACGCCCCGATCAGGAGGTTGCCGACGGGTTCCAGCGCCTTCTCCGCCTTGTGTTGCAGGATGGCCATCCGGTCGCCGAGCGACATCGAGGCATCGGCTGCTGTGAGGACGGTCTCTTCTGACGCATCAAGCATCGTGACGAAATCGCCGAGGTCAAGATTACCTGACCGGATCGCTGCAGCCATCTCTGCGGCGCCCCGGGCGCCGAAGACTTCGGCGGCGATCGAGACCGCCTCGATCTCAGTCCCCGCCTCCCTCACCTGCCGAGCGAGTTCGTCGAGCGCTTCGACCGGATCAGTGATGCCTTTACCGGCGAGGTTGCCGAGACCCATCTTCATGCCGGCGAGGGCAGCTTCGACGTTTACGCCCCCTTTCTCAAACTTACCGAGGACCGCTACTGAATCCTTAAGGTCAAATCCCAACCCTCGGAGCGTCGACCCGTATTGCGTGGTCAACGTAGAGAGTCTGTCGACTCCGATCCCGGTCGACTGCGAGACCTTGAATAGGTAATCGAGCATCCCCGTCTGTTCTTCGGCGGCGACGTTCCAGCTGCCGAAGAGCCGGGTAACCTCTTTGATGTTCGAGGCAACGTCAGTCCCAGTGATCCGGGAAAGTTCCAAGAACTGAGTCGCCATATTTTGCAACGGTTTCCCGGTGAGCCCGAGCCGGGTGTTGAGGTCTGCGATCGCCGTCCCGACCTCACCGGCGCCGGCGGGGATTGTGCCGAACACCGCGTCAAAATCAGATTTGAGGGCTTCCAGATCCTCCCCGGTCGCACCCGTCCCAACCCGGATCGCGTTGTACGCTTTGTCGATGTTATCTGCGGCGAGGACGGCTGCGGTTCCGAGACTGGCGATTGCGGCGCCGACTGCGGCGATCGGGACGGCAAGGGATTTCATCGTCGTGGCAACGCTCGTGGCGAGACCTATGAGTTTGTCCTTCGCCGCCCCTATGGGGGCTGCGAGTGAGGAGAGCCCCGAAGATATCCCGGATACAACACCTTTGAATTTACTCCCTACTGCTGCGAAGGGGGCTGATAACGAGGAGAGTTTGGATGAGAACCCCGACACGGCTCCCTTGAGTTTCTCCCCTATCGCTGCGAGTGGGGCTGATAACGAGGAGAGTTTGGATGAGAATCCCGCCGCAAACCCCTCAGTCTTCTTCGCCGCATCCTGTATGCCAGAGTCGAACCCTTTCTTATCCAGGCCCAGGGTCGCTACGAGGTTCCCGACGTTCAGCGCCATGTGTCGTCACCGTTCCTCCGAATATCAGTGCTATCTCTTTGCATCGTCGTTTCATCTCCTCCGGCGACTGCGGCTGTTTTGGCGTCGTGTCCGGGAAGATATCTTTCCAGGTCCACACCCGGTCCGTCCGTTTCTGCCGGAGCGAGTTGTAGACCGCGGCCGCAACCGTCCCCGCCCGGACGTTCTCCATCTGCTGCTGCTGCCGGTCGCGGGCGGCCTTGCCGGCGATCGTGATCGCAATCTCCGCCGGCGTCAGGTCGTAGAGGATGCGTGGATCATCGAAGTATCCGGTTTCAGCGGCAAGATCGAGGTACTCGTGCATCCACCCGGAGAACGGTTTCAGTTTCCCGTATCACCCGCGGGTTTCTTCGTCGAGGCCGACTGCATCGCGTCGTTCAGGAGTTCCGCGAGTTCTTCGATGGTGATGTTGTCGAGGACTTCCTCGAACTCCGCGTCCGTCAACATCTTGCCGTCTTTCCGCATGCAGAGTTTGACGAGCCTCGCTGTCATGGTGACGTTCGGGTCGTCGCCGAGCATCTTCGGGAGATCGGTGATCTTCGTCTCGAACTCTCGCTCGATCGCGATCGAGGTCCCGGCGGAGAAACGGAGGGTGTAGTTCACCCCTCCGATCTCCCGGGTCACGTTTGGGATCATGTTGAGGACGCCTCACTGAACGCGGGCGAAGTCTTGCCGTCGATCCGCATGGTGAAGGTTCTCTGGACTTTTTCGTCCTTGGGGACAGCGATCCCGACCCCGGACACAAACGCCGTGAAGGTGAGCGTCGAGGAGTCCGGGAACGTGATCGTGTACTGCTCCGAGTCCCCGCTGACAAACGCCTTCGTCAGCCGGATGTTCCCGCTCGTGTCCTTGTTGTAGTTCACGGTCAGGTCAAACGTGCCGGCGTCCTTGAGGCCCTGCACGAAGGTCTTCCACCCGCCGGTGCCGTAGACGGTGTCTTCGATCTCATCTGCGGTGAGCGAGAGGTCACCGATCGCGTCCACGTTGGCGATGATGTTCCCGCTGCTGTCAGTGATCTTCGTTGTCTTGCCGATATAGGTCGTCATGTATACCACTTGCTGATGTCAAACTGCACCGGGCATGACCCGGCCGGTGCTGCCGGGTAGTCGTCGCCAGGGGCGGACCACTGCGAGTAATCGTAGTAGTCGCCGCAGAAGGCGATCGCAGATAGGCGCGGTTCGACCACACCGGTCGGTAAAAATCGGAACGACCGATGGATCAGTCCGTCTCGTGGCGTCTCCTGCCCGAGAGCGGAGACGAACGCCTCGAACACGTACGCCGAGTGGTCCGGGAAGATCAGAGCATATTCCGCGGACTCGCCCGATTCGTAGCGGTCGAGGAGCCGGACCGCCGGTTCGTCGTTCTCCCGATAGTTCAGGCGGACGGTGACCGGGGCGTCCCGTTTCAGGCCGACCCGGTGCGTCCGGCGTTCCTGCGGGCCATGCGTCGTGGTCTCGATCTCGGTGCGTTCGAGGTCGAGCCGGCCGATCGCGGAGACCGGGGCGATTGTGACGCCGGCGGTCACGTCATAGAGGATAGATCCTTTGCCAATCATGGTTCATGCCACCTCGATAGATCATAGTAGGCGCCGCACAGGCCGATGACCGGCGCCGCCCGCTCGCGTATCGTGGCGAAGTTCAGGCTGAACTCATGCGTCTCCCCCTGGCTCGTGGCGGCCTTGCCAAGGTAGGCCGGATCACTCATCGCCGTGATGGAGAGGTAGCGGGTGCCGTTGATCGGCCAGTTCGCGAGCCCGTCGAATGCGTCCCGGATCTGGTCGACCTTGTCGCGGGCGAGCAGGTAGGCCGGGTTGCGGACGAGGACCTGCACGGTCGGGTGGTCGATCACCTCTCCCGGCCCGTAGTCGTGATACGGAGCGGGGCCGCCGGTCTCGACGACGGCGATCGCGGCCGCCCGGTCCGGGACTCCCCCGAGCCACAGGCTGATGCCAGGTGTGCCAATCCCGAGCTCGGTCAGGTACTGCACGAAGTCGTCGCCGACGCTCACGGTTTCACCTGCCCGAGGAGTTTCTGGAGATACTTCGCGTATTCTCCGGAGAGGTGATTTACGGCGTTCTCCAAGAACTTCGCTTCCCCAACGGGGTGGCGGACACCGAGCCGTTCATGGACCGGGACGGCATATGCCTTCCCCTTCTCCCAGGTTGCGCCGAACTTCTCGTAGCCGACCACCTGCACGTAGGTGTCGCCGTCCCGGAGCGGCCCCTCGTTGAAGACCCGGGACCGGAGTTCCCCGGTCTCGACGGGGCACCGGCGGGTGGACTCGCCTTCCACCCGGCCGCCGAACTTCCGCATACCGTCCGCGACCGCGTCAGTCATCTGCTCCGCATAGACCTCCAGGTTCGCGATCAGCGTCTGGTCGCCGTTGACATACGCCACCTTCACGCTTGGTCTGGCCATGATCTTAACTCCGGCTGTAGACCGTCTCGATGCCGCCGATCTCCTCCCCGGTCTCCGGGTCAGTCGCAATCACGATATCTGCGATCTTGACCCGCCGGATCTCCTCGTTCCCGTTGAGGAATACGTATTCGTCGTTCTGTACCAGGAGGCGGTCGGCGTCGAACTCCTCGGCCCCGACGGCCGTGTGGACTCTCATAATCTGTTTCCCTGTCATTCAGTCACCTCGACCGGGTCGAATGCGACCCGGAGGAATGGGTGTCGTTCGGCGATCTGGCAGTTGAGGCCGTGGCAATCCGCGTGTTTCGTGTAGCCGATCCAGGACGCAATCGAAGCGCGAGCGTCGCCGTCGAATGTTCCGGCCTCCATCTGGTCCAGGCGTTTGTAGGTCCTCCGGACGTTCCGCGACAGGACTTTGATGTGGTCACGGTAGACCCGGTACCCGAGGTACTTGACGCCGCAATCGACCGGAGTCAGGGTTTGTTTGACCTGGTGGAGCCGAAGATGTAGCCGATCGGCCAGGAACGCTTCAATCTCGTCACGCCACTCCCAGAGTTGGCGTTTGTCCGTGTGCACGAGCGTGATGTCGTCCATGTAGCGGAGATACTGCTTGATCCTGAGATCGTGTTTCGCGAACATATCCACCTCGTGCAGGTAGATGTTCGCGAAGACTTGCGACGTCAGATTCCCGAGTGGGATACCCACGCCCGGCGAATCCTCGTAACTCTCGACGATCAGACGGATCACCCGCATCAGTCGCCGGTCCCGGATCCGCTTCGTGATCAGGGATAGCAGGATCTCGTGATCGATGCTCGCGAAGTATGACTTGACATCAAGCTGGAGCACGTAGCCGGAGCCTTCCGGATGGCGACGCATGAACCGCTGGAGCCGCCGGACGGCAACGTGCGTCCCCTTGCCCTTGATGCAGGCGAACGAATCATAGGGGAACGTAGGCCTCCAAATCGGGGTAAGGACCACATCGGTGATGACACGGTGGACAACCCGGTTCGGGAACGGCGGCGCGTTGATGAGCCGGCGTTTCGGGTCCTCGACGATGAACTGAGAGTATGCGTCCGGATGCCACACCTCCTCTACTAACTCCTCGTGGAGCGTGAGCAGGTTCCCTTCCAGGTCCTGCTCGAACTCGATTGCATACTCCTTATCGCGCTTCCCCTTACAGCAGAGCTGGTACGCTCGGTAGAGCGCCGGGAACGTGCAGATTCGAGGGTAGAGGTCGGTGTAGGTCTTCATATGCTGCCGATGTGGACGGAGAGGGTTCGGAACGCGCCTACTATCTCTCCGGAGCCTGTTTTGTATTCCGCTCATCGAGCGACGAGTTATCCGGGTGATGTACTGTTGATCTGATGTTTTCTTCCGCAACCATGGTCGCGCATACCATCCTCGAACGGTATTCCGCGGAAGCCGATGTTGTTGTTCACGTTGGACGGGGCGTTATTCACGTTCAGAGAGAACAACCCCGCATTCGCGGCGTTGTTCCAATTCCCGCCCCGTTTCGCAGCACGTTTTTTATACGGCTTCCTCTCACCCGGCCCGTAGTGTCGGGCGAAGCAGGAGACTAAGCCTGCTTCACCTTCATCCACCCGCCGTTCATCTTCCCCAGTTCAACGATTTTCTTCGCAACCACCTCGTATTGTCCGATACTGATGTATCTGAGGTCTCTCGCCAGGCGCACGATCACCTGGAGGTAATCGATCTCCTGGTCGAGATCCTGGTTGACCGCGGTTCCCTGCACGGAGTTGGCGAGCATGACGGTCCGGATCAGACTGAGTGCCGTCTGCCGGATTTCGCTCGCTAACCCGTCCCGCTGTTGCGGGCGCGGGAATCGTTCAGTCACCTGAATCAGATCTTTCGCCAGGTCGTACGATTTCTGCCAGATTTTCAGGCGTTCGTGTCGTTCTACCATACAGATCACCAGATCAACAGA